CTCTACAGCACCTGTCTAACTTACGGGTTCCTGGAAGGCCTAATGCAAACTGTCAATGATATCCAGTCATACACCAACACATTCTCAGAAAACTTAACAGTCACAATAAACTAATGGCTACCTTCCCTGCGCTACAGCCACAAACACGCACCTATACGCCAGGCGCTACACCTAGCACTGCGATCATGGTGCTCAACGGCAACGAAACCAGCGTGCGCCATACCAATGGGTCGGTTTCGACCACGATTCGTCTGACATTCAATGCCATCAGCAGATCAGATCAAAATGCCATCATTGCTCACTACAACACGCACAATCGATTTATCCCGTTTGATTTGGATGCCATCACGCTCATTGCTTCAGGATTGACCCTGCCTGCTGCACACCAGTGGATTTATGCACGGCCGCCTAGCATGAGTGAAACATGCAGCAGCATCGACGTAGAAGTTGAGCTGGAACTGATTCCTCCATACAACATCTAGCCATGGCGACCTTTCCATCGATACAACCCGACGCGATCTCCTATGATCTGGGCCTATCAAGCACGGTTGAAACCGCAACCATGGCGGGGCCGATTGTTTTTAAATTGTCGAACACGATCAACAACTACAATCTCACTCTTACATACGCGAATCTCAGGCAATCGCAGATCAACCTAATCCGTCAACACTACGCTGATTCAAGCGGCACCCATGGCACGTTTGATGTGCCAATCGCACTGTGGGGAGGCGCCACCGTAGTTTCATCAGATTCAATCTATCGATACAACGCGCCACCAGAGGAAACCCATAAGGGCGTCTACTTTGATGTTGCAGTCAACCTACGTGTGCTGCAAGGCGTGCAGATGCTCTATATCCTTGATTGTGGCGGCGCTGTTCTCCCTGCAACCGCAGCATTTAGTTCACTGATTTTCACAGGCAATGCTCCATTCATTCTTGAAGCAGGAGGCAGCAACCCTATACTGGTGCTAAATAGCGCAGGCGCTCAGGGGTGACCACACCAACAACGGTTAACGTACGTCTCAAGCTGCGCAGTGATACCGCTGCCAACTGGACATCGGCCAATCCGACGCTATTGTCTGGCGAACTTGGGCGGGAGACGGATACAGGCAAGATCAAGATCGGCAATGGCAGCACTGCATGGACTGCATTGGCTTACCAGCCATTTGGCGCGCCAATCACTAACGCTGACATCAGCGCAACTGCTGAAATTGCCGTCAGCAAACTAGCCGATGGCGCAGCGCGGCAACTGTTGCAGACCGATGCAGCAGGCACCGGGGTGGAGTGGGCCAGCAACGTAGACATACCTGGCACGCTGGACGTAACAGGGGCCGCCACATTCGATGCAGCGGTCACGATTGCTGGTGATCTGACCGTCAACGGCACCACCACCAACATCAACACCACCAATCTGGTTGTTGAAGATAAGAACATCATCCTTGGCGATGTCACCACGCCAAGCGAAATCACAGCAGATGGTGGTGGCATCACGCTCAAAGGCGCAACTGACAAGACGATCAACTGGGTTGATGCCACCGATGCGTGGACTAGCAGCGAGCGATTCAGCTATCCACTAGGCAGCGCAACGGCTCCAGCGCTGACCTTCACCGGGGATCCAAATTCTGGGATCTACTCGCCAGGATCCGATCAGATCTCCGTTGCCACCGGCGGAAATGAGCGACTGCGGATCGATTCGACTGGACAGATCGAGGCAGTCTCGCTAGGCACCGCTGCAGCACCGGCCTATAGCTGGACCGGCGACCCTGATTCAGGCTTGTACTCAGTGGGTGCTAATCAGGTCGCTATAAGTACGGGCGGTACGCCGAGGTTGACCGTTGATGCAAGTGGGCGCGTAGGCATTGGTACCACAAGCCCTGGTGCCCAGTTAGAAGTAGCGAATACCAGTAGTGTTCAGATTTACGCGGACGCCAATGGTGGCTACATTAAGCAAGGTGTTAGCAATCTGGATGTACTACATCTGATTTCAACTGGTGTTATCAAATATCAATCTGACGCTGAGAATGACTCAGCAGAAACGTCACATGTTTTTGAATGCAATGGATCCGAAGTAGCCCGCATTGACGGCTCCGGCAGGTTGCTAGTTGGCACGACTACTACGCCTCCTGCAATCGAAACACTTACTCCCGGTTTAGTTCGTTCGGGTGTTGGTTCCACATTGGATGAGTATTCGGCAGGTCTGTACTGCTATAGAAATGCAGGCGGATCAGGAAGACAAACTGTTGCGCCGCGTTTCTTTTTTGCTAGATCGCGCAGTGCCGTTAATAATGCTACCGGTGGTGTTGTCTTAGATAACGACGATTTAGGCAACATTCGTTTCGCTGGCGATGATGGAATAAACTTTATTACAGCGGCAGAAATCCTTGCCGAAGTAGACGGCACCCCTGGCACCAACGACATGCCGGGCCGGATCGTTCTTAGCACCACACCAGATGGTACTGCCACTCCTGTAGAGCGTTTCCGTATTACCAACGACGGTGTAATTGCACATGACCAGCCAGCTCCTGCTGCCGTTCCTGCCACTGCAACACTAACTGTTGCCAACCTTAAGACTGGCATCATCACCAGTACGTCAGCAGCGGCAACCGACATGACGCTGCCCACTGGCACAGACACTCAAGCCGGTTTTGTCGGCACCTACGACAATTTCACCTTTGAGTGGAGCGTGATCAACACAGGCCCAAGCTTAGTGCGTGTGTTGGCTGGTACTGCTCACACCATCGTGGGTTCGGGCTCGGTTGCCACAGGTACATCCGGGCGCTTTGCTTCACGACGCACGGCAGCGAACACGTTTGTGACCTATCGATTGAGCTAGTCATTGTGCCACATCTAAACTTCTCCCATCACCACCACTTCAATGGCTAATACCACCTTCACCTGGGCGATCGCCAATATGGATCGCCAGCTCGCCGATGGTGCAGTGACCACGATCCACTGGACGGTCAATGCGCACGATGGTACATACAGCGCCGGAGCTTATGGCTCCATCGGCCTTGATGCGCCTGATCCGGATCTGATGATCCCTTTCGCGGATCTCACGCTAGAGATCGCCGTTGCATGGGTGCAGCACAAGCTGACCGGTCAGAAAGTCGCCGAGATTGAGGCCGCACTCCAGCAGCAGATCGATCAGCAGCGACAGCCCATTACCGGGCAGGGTCTGCCGTGGGCTAACTGATGGCCACTAAAGCCAAGACCGGCACCGCTCGCATCGAGCATCATGTCGGGCCACCTAAGACCACGCGCCAAGGCTATGGCCAGCGGTCACGGCCGCGGCGTCGTGGTAAGAAGCCTTGGCGCGGGCAGGGTCGGTAAGCTGAACAGGTACCACCATGGCGCCATGGTCGAAGTGATCGCCGCCATTGCTGGCGCTTCAATTTCAGTTGCAGCTATGGGTGCTGCTGGCTTCAGCCGCAAATCAGATGAAGCCCGTGAGGCGGTAATCAGACTCACCTCAGCTGTGGAGCACATTGCTACGCAGCTAGAGGTGCTGCATCAAGACATCAAGGAAGACCGCAAGGAAACGTTCGGCCGGCTATCGACGGTGGAGCAGCGCGTCTCTAAGTTGGAAGCACGTCCGCCAGCCTGCTGATCATGGATCAGGCAACTACCGTTGCGATCATTGCCATCGTTGTTGCAGCAGGCTCTGAGATCATCGCCGTATCACCACTTAAGTCCAACAGCTGGCTGCAACTGCTGCTGCAGGCATTGCGGCTGATCTTCCCAAAGCAGCGCGGTTGAACCATGGCGAACGATGCGCCCATCACCCTGCAGCAGCTGTTCAGGTATTACAAGGCGCTGCCGCATCAGACCGCAGCAATCCAGCAGCTCGAGACCGATTTAGTCGCCAACAGCTACGACGCTGTGATGCGGCGCGATCGGGACTGGTTTCAAACCTGGAGCCAAGACGGCAAGCAGACCGATCTGGCCGCGGCCATCGCACTGATCAAGGAGTTTGAGGGCTGTCACCTCAGCGCTTACCCTGACCCGCTCAGTGGTGGTGAGCCGTGGACGATCGGCTATGGCACCACGCGCTACAGCAGCGGCACGCCCGTGAAGCGCGGCGACAAGATCAATGTGATCGAGGCTGACATGTTGCTGCGCCTTGAGGTGGATCGCATCGCTGAGAAACTGCGCACCACAGTGCCGCATTGGAAAGCGATGGATGACAACCAGCGATCTGCGCTGGTCAGCTTCGCCTACAACCTTGGCGCTGGCTTCTACGGCTCCACTGGGTTCGAGACAATCAGCAGGTGCCTGCGTGATCGTGACTGGGCTGATGTGCCCGCAGCACTTGAGCTCTACCGCAACCCTGGCACCAACGTGGAGGCTGGCCTCCTGCGGCGCCGCAGGGCAGAAGGCAAGCTATGGGGCCAGCATCAGACCGCGGGAGAACCAGAGACTGCCAAGCTGCGGCCGAATAGTTCGTTCAGCGCACGGATCACGCCGCACATCAGGCTGGGAGAGTTCGCTCTCGATCAGGAGGCGCGGCGCTTCGAGCATCAGCATCAGCTCGACACAGCAGCAGAGCTGGCTGCATTCCTTGAGCGTGCTCGCACTGCATTTGGCGGGAAGCCGATCATCATCACCAGCGGCTATCGCAATCCAAAAGTCAATGCGCAGGTTGGTGGTGCAAGCCAATCAGAACATCTGTACAGCCGTCCTGAGGAAGGCGCAGTGGATTTTGTGATTGACGGTGCCGACATGATGGCCGTTCAAGCTTGGTGCGAGCGCGAATGGCCATTTTCGCTGGGCTATGCAGCCCCGCAATTCATTCATCTGGGCCGGCGGGCTGATGGCAAACGGCGTCGCTGGGATTACGCTTGAGCGTGCGCCATTGACGGTCAAGACGTAAATGGCTGATTTGTGCATTGGTAATGCCAAACAGGTCTGCTAGCCACTTGCCAGGCACCCCTTTATCAAGCATCACCAAAATTGCAATGGCTTCTCTTTCGCTAAGTTTTGCTCCTGTGGCCCTTTCGCCGTGGCGAGCATGAAGGGCGACGGCGTGAAGCGCATTTTCCTGCGCAGTGCACCATTCGAGATTTGAAACGGAATTGTTCAGTTTGTCACCATCCAAGTGGTTGACTTGCGGCTTGCCGTGTGGGTTTGGAATAAAAGTCTGTGCAACCAGCCTATGGATAGAAGGTCTGTGACGATCCCCTTTGCGCCATAGCTCGGTTCTTGCGTAGCCGTTTCGGCCAATCTTGGGCTTGACAAATCCTTTAGGCCCTTTGACCCGTCCCTGATCCGAAACTTCATAAAGCCCTTCATAGCCGACAACGGGCTTCCACACCTCTACGCTGGTGGTCATCGCCTGGTGATTGCAGGTGGTCACGCTTCAGGGGCGGCAACCCGCTGGAGCACCCCAATGCTACCGCTATTTGCTGTGCTGCTACCTGATCACGAAATCCGCCGGCTGTGCCAACAGCATTCCATGCTGTCGCCTTACAACGAATCTCAGCTGAATCCAGCCAGTTATGACGTGACGCTCGGCGGTCAGATCATGATGGAGGTGGCCAGCACACCAGAGCTGCAGAAGGTGCAGCTGCATGGCCACACGCAGCAGGATCCGTTCTGGATTCAGCCTGGTGAGTTCTTCCTGGCTGAAACTCAGGAGATCTTCAACCTGCCGAACCACGTCGGCGCTCAGTTTGTCCTGAAGTCGAGCCGCGCACGCGAGGGATGGGATCATGCAGAAGCCGGATGGGCGGATCCAGGGTGGTTCGGCAGCAGGCTCACCATGGAGTTGCGCAATCAAAGGCGCTTGCATCCATTGCCGATTTGGCCTGGGCTGCGTATGGGGCAGATGAAGTTCCTGCTGGTGAGCGGCACCGTGGAGCGCAGCTATGCAGAGACCGGCCGCTATAACGCAGATCTGGGTGTCACGGCATCCAAGGGGTAGCAAGCGGCGCCATGCGCAGCCGGTAGATCTTGCCGGGCGCTTCGGCAGGATCATCCATTGGGATCATCGTGTAATCGTCGCAGCCGTGCGATTCAGCAAAGTGGCTGGCGGCTTGATGGGTCGAGAACGGCCCGACGTGCCACGGGCCGATGCGGAGGATGTATTGCATGGGTGAAGGGTAGGGGGGATGGGCACAAAAAAAGGAGCCCCGCAGGGCTCCTTGTTAGTCCTCGAGATCGCCTTCCAGATCCATGCAGGCACAGATGAGGGCATCGAGCAGCTCGTTGTTGCAGAGCTGATCCCACTGATCTTCAGTGGTGCCGTCACGCAGTGCCTGCAGGGCAGCCACAACTGACTCGGCAGAGCCGATCACTGTGGCCATCTGGCTGAGCGCCTCGATCGCGGTCCGGGTATTCATTTGTCTAGGTGCGTTCAACTCACTCAATCTACACTGCAGACGGTGCACAGTGCGGCATCAGGGTGATTTGTTCACAATGCTTCACGCTCCTTGACCTGCTCGGCAATAGGAAGTGCGCATCTACTGCCGCCAACATGACCGAAGCTGATCAAACCCTGCTCGAAGCAATCAAAAGCCTCGATGCTTGGGTGTCGCATCACCTGCTCCGCATCGCTCACGAGCCCTATTCCGACCAATCGCAACTGGCGGCAAACGAAGCCGCTAACTTGACATACCTGCTGAGGCAGCAGCTGTCCATGATGCGCCCGCTCTGGAAAGACGACGCACAGGCGCTTCAAAACGATTACATCGCGTCACAGGTGTAGAGACTTTGCCGCACGACGGGCCGGCTACACACCGGCCTGATCCTGTTCGCGTCGCTACCGTGTGCCCAGCGGCGGCCAGCCCATGCGGGCGTTCTACCTAGAAATCACCGCCAAGCTCATCATCAGATCCAACACTGACCCCGACGATCTGCCAGCGGAGATCTACTCACGCATGGCCGAGTTCATCCCGTCCGATGAAGACATCATCGACGTCGAGGTGAACGCTGTCCCCCTGCCGCCGGATCTCTGTGGATCGACACCGCATTGAAGAGACGCGCCTGATCACCCGGCGATCAGCGCGTGATCAGATCCTCCTTGCCTGGAACTACCGCTGCGCCTATTGCGGCGCGGATCTGGATCGCAGCCCGACGCTCGATCACGTCATCCCCAAGGCGCACGGCGGGCTCACGGTGCCCAGCAACATGGTCGCCTGCTGCATGGGCTGCAACTGCTCCAAGGGGCACAAGCCTTGGGTGGACTGGTACCGCCAGCAGCCATTCTGGTCAGCACTCGGCGAGTGGGCAATCGTGCAGTGGCTCACCAGCGGCGCTAATCTTGCGGCCTAGACCTTTCTCGAGGATCTAGGCGGTACCGCAGCGGCAGGCTGCGGCGAGGCCGGCACCGCGTGAGGACCGGCCACCTGCCAACCCATTGCACAGCCCGATGCCGAGGCAGAGCGGGAACCTGCTGAGGCTACGGCAAGATCTTGCTGCACACCCACAGCGCAATCAGGCAGGTCGCCCAGTACTCGAGCATCAGGATCAGCACGTCGTGAAGCATCAGCGGCCGAGCAGATGGTCGAGGTACAGCTCCGCCTGCCACAGATCGCTCGAATAGCGGCAGACGCCACCAACACAGCTGCGGTAGTAGACCTCACCCTTCACGGGCATGATCGTCTCGATGCTGCCGCCATCGCGTTCGGTGCGGCTGATCACCTCAGGACCGAACATACAGGTCACACCTGGCCGCGAAACGGCCGCCGCTTCTCTTTGATTCTGGCAACTCGTACCCGCACCGCTGGTGCCGCATCTCCCAGTATTTGCAATCCCAACACATGCGCGGGCTATCAGGTGGCCGCAAGTTGATGACCGCAGCGCGATAGATAGTCTGCGCTCGCAGCAGCGCTTCCTGCAGCTGCACGGTGCCGGTGTCGGCCTCGATCTGCAGCTCGGGCTTTGGACCCAGCACGATGCGCGCGTGCCAGTTGCGATCGGATCGGCTGCACACCAGCAGCAGGCGGCCGGCGTGCAGGCTGATCACTCCTTCTCCCCGTAGCTCGGCAGGTGGAAGAGACGCTCGAGCGTCATGCTGGCCGGCTCGGGCTCACCGCAGGTGACGTGTGCCGCCACCGGATCGGCCGGGTTAGCCGCCACGAAAACGGTTGGCCAGTGCAGCTCCTTCACTGCCACCAGACTGGTGCGGGGACTGTGCACCAGCAGCCACAGCGCAGCGCGCTCAAGCAGGTTGAGGCCGGGCAGGTGCATCATCCCTCCAGTTTGCCGAGCAGGCGGCGGAGATACCACTGCGCCTTGGCCAGCGACACCGCCTCCCCCTTATGGCGCTCGCGCCAGGTGTATTTGATGATGTTGCCTTTGCAGTAGCCGCGGAACTCCTCGGGCGTCAGGGCAGCCTCAATCGCATCGATGCACTCGATGCCACCTTGCCGGTAGTGATCCGGGTTGATCTGGTCAGTCATCAAGCCATCCCCATGCGATGCGTTTGCAGATGCGCCATGCGTGTTTCTCGTCTACATCAAATTCAGCCGCTAGCTGGCGGTAGCTCCACCCCTCGGTTCGGAGCCGGCGCAACTTGCGCACCAGCTCCGGCGTCAGAATCGCGGCGATGTTCTCCTCGCCAGTCTTGAATGGCCGGCTCATTGCCACTTATCCCCCAGCAGCTGCTGGCGGCACACCTCGATCGCCTGCTGCGCCTGCTTCTGCGTCATCACCGACTCGGTGGCATCCATGGCACGCACCACGCGGGCAAGCAGCTCGGGGTAGCTGGTGTCGCGGAAGTTGGCGGCGATGTCGCCGCAGAACTCCTGCCACAGGCCGGTGTAGGTGCAGCAGGTGCGGCCGCTGCGTTCATAGAGCGCGTCCATCATGTCGGCGCGCTGCTGATCGAGCTGTTGTGCGTTCATGGTTCGAGGTGTTGTCGGATGCGGAGCAGCTCAGCGCAGAGCTGCTGGCGGTTGCGGATCCCAACGGTGCCGCACAGCTGGTCGATGCGGATGTCGATCAGCTGGCGGATGCGCTGGCGCTCCTCAGTCTGACCAGCGGTGAAGGCGCTGGTGTCGCTGAGCAGCTGCTCGATGCGGTGGCGGATGTCGCTCATGGATGGTCGATGGTGACGGTTGCGATGCCATCCAGCGGCACACCAAGGCGATGCGCAGCACCGGCGCTCAAGTCCAGGCTCGAGCAGTCGCAGCGGTCAGTGACGCGCACCGTGAGCACGCGGCCGCGGTGGCTGACGCGCACCGGCGTGCCGCAGGGCAGCCATGGGTGCGCCGCGCTGATGCCCCAGTGCTCGTAGGTACCGCCGCAGGCGGTCTGCCGGCCGTGGTACCAGCCGTCGTAGACCGTGGCAGTCACCGATCGCGCGTGGGCCGGCATGGCAGCCAGCAGCAGCGCGGCAGTCAGCAGGTGGCGCAGCATCACACCACCTCCACTGTGGCGCCCGGCCAGCGGTTCTGTGCGTAGCGGACTGCGTGGCTTTTGCTCTCAGCACGTGTGATCCATGTCATCGGACGTGCGCCTTGCGGATAGACGATCAGCCGAAACTGACGCGTGCGTGCCTTGGCTGCTGGCCGGCTGATGCCTTCGCCATAGCAGCCGCCATCGTGTTCATCATTGCGCCATTGAAAGAGGGCGCCTTTTACATCAGCCATAGATGATCGACTCGGTGACGGTATCGGTGTTGATCCATTCGAGATCAGGCCATTGATGGCCGTATTCCTCGAACACTTTTGCCTTGGCATCCGTGATGCTGACAGCCATCACGCAGTCGATCACGTTCGCGCTCTGAATGCGGAAGTAGTAGCGGCGGTCAGTCATCGAGTTGCCCTAAGGCGCGGCGGACAATGTTGGCGACATCTGCTGCTATACGATAATCAGCAACAGCGGTATCAATAGCTAACAGCGCCTGTTCTTTCAAGCTCGGCGCCTTGGGGCGGCGGGCAGTCCAGATGTCTTCAGCTAAACGAACACGGTCACTGGTTTCGTCAATGTAGAAAAGTCCCGCTCCGTCAATGATCTCCATGCGACATGCCTCCAGCTCAGCGTCTGCTCCTGCTCTGTAAATATCTTCAAACATTGCATAGAGTGATCTCCCTGCTTCAAACTGTTCTGACCACTTCTGGATCAGCTCCGGCGGTGGGGTGATGGGATGGTCAGTTGTCATCGGCCTTGATGGTGAAGTGAACAGTCGTAAAGGTCGCCTCAAAGACTGCGATGGCCTGCATAGCGGCTTCCAACTCTTTTCTTGTTCCGTGGTCGTCGCCATGGATAAAGAAAGCATCAGCGGCCGCCACATGCCGAGCGACTTTGGCGTAGACGAAGGCGTAGTTCGGATTGAGTAGAGGGACGGATTCAATGGTGCTCACGCCACCTCCACCGTGGAGTTCAGTCATGCCGTACCACCTGCTGCGTGCCGGAGTGGGTGGGCTGGTGGTGGGCACCGGACTCGATGCCGATCATGGCAAACACGCTTGCGGCGATCAGGCAGCAAATGGCGTTATTGATGTGGTTGATCATGATGCGAGCGCCACACGGACGCGGTAACGGGTGATGTTGAGGCGGTCGGCGATCTGTCGCTGGCTCAAACCGGTGCGGTGCAGGACGCGGACGCGGCGATCGTCACTGGCGGTGAGCCAGTCGATCACTGCGACCACAAGCAGCAGCGGTAGGAACAGCTTCCAGATCACCAGGAGAGTGGCGGTGAGCATGGCGCGGAGTGAGTAGGTGTGCCGGGCCAACCGGCAGAGCGGGCTTATTCAGGCCCTGTTGCGCTCGGGTTTAACGGCCTCGTGTGCGCTGTTCGGCCGGCGGTTGAGTTTTGCGAGTGGACCGCTCCCCTCGTGATCACATATTACACCGTCGGCGGTGCGCACGTCAGTATCGCTGCAACATTACTTCACACTGCGTCAGTGCCCACTGCGAGCGCCACCGGTACCCGCAGCACTGGCACACTTTTGCCGGTGCCTGGCGTCCGCTCCCATCCCACTACCGCCACGCTTACCGGTAGTTCTGCGGTGTACCAAACGAACTGGCACTCAGTGCACTTGCGCTGGCGGATCACGCGATCACTGCCGCGGCTGTTCGTCATGCTTGCCCGGATCTCGCTGCATCCACAACGGGGACAGTTCACAGCTTCGCTAACGTGATGATGTACCCCACCACTATGGCACCGTGAACTTTGGTCAGTGGATGGCAGTCGAGCTCAGCGCAGAGCAGCAGTTCGAGATCGAAAAGCAAGCCCGCACCCTGCTCACCAGCAAGGATGCGGGCCCAATGGCAGCAGCTCTCCTGAAGCAAGCCTGCTACCAGCAGCAGCTGCTGCAGCAGGCCGTTCATGAGATCGCCCGCCTTGAGTGCGAGCTGATGGGTCGTTAGAAGAACGGCTCTTCCATCACCTCCGCCACCACGCCATCAGTGGCAGCGGCCAAGCTCTGAGCAGCAGCAGCAGCCTGCGGCGGCTCCCATCCCATTGGTGGTTGCGCCACAGCGCTCACATAGGCAAGCCCCTTGCTGCTGGTCTTCTTCCAGCCGCTGATCGGTACCTGGACGCTGCCGTATTGATCTGGCGTCTGGCTAAGCACGAATGCGCAGAACGCATCGAGCTCCTCCACCTTCACGCTCATCATTCCGCTGAAATCCACCTTGCTCTCAGGCTTGGTGGATTTGAAAATTGCCAGGTTCAGCTTGAAGCTCATTGCTCTCCGGGGTTGATGGTGTTGGCCTGTTCGTATTGCTCCACCTCGGCCAAGGGGTAGAGCACGAAACCGGGCGTGCGGAAGTACGCAGGCCCCTTACCGGTCTTGCGCCATCGCAGCAGCGTGTCACGACTGACACCCCACCGCTCGCATAACTGCGTGGCGGTTAAGTAGTCAGAAGATCTCATCGTCATCCGTTGCAGCGGCTGCTGTTTCAGGCTGCAGCTTGGCATTCAGATCGGCCACGCTTGTGGTTGCAGGTGCTGCGCTCACCGTTACCGGCTGCACGTCGAGCACCTCCTCCTGGCTCTGCATACCGAGCAGCATGTCACTTGCATACAAACGGCCCCAAAAGGCCGCGGCGCGGTAGCGGATCATCAGCTCCGGCATGGTCTGCCACTTGCTGCCGCTCTTGGTGGCCCATCCTTCCTTCTTCGCCATCGCCATGGTGACCGTTGGGCCTTTCAGTTCTTGGCTGCTGGCTAGATCGGTGGCGACCGCATAGCAGGCCAGGCCATCACCTTCGCCGCTCATCTCAAACCGCAACGGACTGAAGCGGCCGCAGCCGTTCACCATCGCAATGATGAAGCTGCTGCTCCACGATGGGCGGCCGTGAATCACGTGCAGGTGCTGCATGGCAAGAAATGGGCTGATGCCCATCCGGCCTGCAATCTCGAGCGCGACGAGGCAGTTGGCAAAGCCCTGCTGCCCTTGGAACTGCGGCGGGATCAGCGTGCTGCTGGCGAGGGCCTTGGCGATACGCTGCGCATCCTCAAATGCTTGGATGCCTGAGAAGACTGAGCCTCCCGGTTGCGTGGTGGTGAGTGCTGTGGATTCAGTCATCAGTACGTCTCGATCTCGGTGAGCTGCTGCTGCGCCCCACTGGCGCCTGTCATCCAACCCGGCAAGCTGATGGTCTCGATCTGATCGCTGTAGCTCGGCCAGCTGTCAGCAGCACGGCAAACGGCCAGCTTGCCAAGATCCTTCATTGCCTGTTCGTAGCCGCGATCAGTCATCACCTCATCAGCGGCATAAACCGCCACGGCGTATGGCGCGATCGATTCCACGCAGATGAAGATGAACTGATCAGGGCGCTTGCCGGTGGCCTGCTCAACCCCGTTCAGATACCAACCGGCCTGCACGTGGTAGCGGTAATCAGCGATGCTGCGCATGAAGCCGCGCGGGCTGGCGTCACGTGTGGTCTTGAGATCCACCATGATGCTGCCGTCATCGGTCAGCCAATCCGGCCGGCACTTGCACTCCACCCCATAGGTGGCGTCTGTCCACATGTGCGTGGTCTCAGCCTTGCCCGGCAGCCCTAGCAGCATTGCGGCACCGGGATGGCGCATGATGCTGCGCCCCATGGCCATCACCACCTCGGCATCGTCGGCGGTGATCACGGTTTTGCCAGCAGCAGCAACCTCAAATGCTGCATAGGACTCCTTGCCGGCCTTGGTGCGGCGATCACACGCAGGTGCGACAGCGATCTCTTCATCCCACCTGCTCAGCTCGAGAACGTGCGTATGCAACGCAGTGCCAAGGCGCATGGCAGCAGATGGCTCCGGCGTGATGCGGTTCGGATCCAAGTAGCGCGACCAGTAGTGCAGCCCTGATCGCGCGATGAGATCCAGGTGAGACTTTGAGACGGCCGGATGCGCGTGGTACGCAGTGTTGTCCATAGTTGCGGGCAGTTGCGGCCAAATACTAGCAGTTGCGGCAAGCTGCTTCGACTAGCAGCTGCTAGGATTCCGTCAAGTCACTAAAGAGACTGCATGGCCCAACCCATTGATTTGACGGGGCAGCGCTTTGGACGGTTGCTTGTTCAATCGTTTGCTTTCAGCCGTAACGCTGCTCATTGGAACTGCCGGTGCGACTGTGGCGGCTCAAGCGTTGTTAGAGCAGCACTGCTTCGAAACGGAACTGTTGCCAGCTGCGGTTGCGGATCGCGGAGTCAAGCTCGACTCAACTGCCAGAAGTGGTGGAGGAGAAACGAGCATATTCCTGAGCACCTGCGCTCAGGGCTAAAAAACTGCTACCGCAATATGTTGCGGAGATGCACTGATCCGACTGATAAACGCTGGATTTCTTATGGCGGCCGTGGCATCAATATCTGCGCTGATTGGATCGGAACCGATGGACGGCAGAACTTTTACGGATGGGCGCTAGAGGCTGGCTACAGCAAAGGTCTACAAATTGACCGCATTGATGTGCACGGGGACTACTGCCCAGGTAATTGCCGTTTTGTTGATGCCGTAGTTCAAGCAAACAATACAAGGCGCAACAGGATCATTACGTGGCAAGGTCGTTCAATGACTGCGGCTAACTGGGCCAGAGAGCTGGGACTTACTTATGCGTCAATCCAACATCGCTTGGATAGGGGTTGGCCCATGGAGCGCATCGTCTCTCAACCTCAGCGGAAACGTGGTCATGCTTAAACTCCGCCTCTACCAAGAGAAACTCCTAGAAGATCTCCGCCAATCCATGCGGCAAGGGCATCGGCGCATCCTTGCCGTCATGCCGACAGGCGCTGGGAAGGGCACAACCATCGCAGTGATGGTTCAGAGCGCAGCAGACCGCGGCAAGCGTGTGCTGATCCTTGCGCATCGCAAAGAGCTGATTGCTGATCTGTCCAAGCGCATCAGCTGGCTAGGGATTGATCACGGCATCATCTGCGCCGGGCAGCCAGAAGATCTCACCAAACCCGTGCAGGTGGGCAGTGTGCAGACCGTTGTGCGCAGGATCGACCGCATACCTGAACCATCCCTGATCGTGCAGGACGAGGCACACCATTTGATTCGCGGCAACATGTGGGGCCGCATTGTGGATGCTTGGCCTGACGCCTATCTGATCGGCAAAACAGCAACGCCTGTCAGGCTCGGCGGTGAAGGCTTAGGCGAAGGTCACGGCGGCTACTTCACTGACATGGTGCTCGGCCCCAGCGTTGCTGATCTCATCTTCACTGGCTACCTATCGCCAGCGCGCATCTATGCACCGCCAATGGTCGCTGATCTGCAGGGCATCCGCAGCCGTGGTGGTGACTACGCCAACGATCAGGCCGCGGCCGCTATGGATCGGCCAACCGTTACCGGCGATGCCATCGCCCACTACCAGCGCCTAGCA